AATGGTATCTGGCGCTGCTACTGGCGACCTGAACGCACAAAGCACTAAGTGTTCTTTCGTTCTGAAGCCAGGTGTTGTTGCTTCTGCTGCCATGCCTGTCCCAACTCCTGTTGAAGTAGACCGTAATGCGGCTTCTTACACTGGTGGTGGTTCGACTAACGTATGGTACCGTTGGGGATACGCAATGCACCCAATGGGTTACGACTGGGCTGGCGCAACTAACGCGTTTGCAACCAATGCAAACCTTGCAGCTGCTGCTTCGTATGCTCGTAAAATGGACGCGCTGAACTTGGGCATCCTGCCTATCTTCCACGCTTAATCTTATAGGAGAGAACTAATGGCATTAACGCTAAACACAAATTCCTATGTAACACTTGATGGTGCCGATGCGTACCTTGAGACTCGCATAGACAGTGCAAATTGGTTTGATGCTACAGATGAAATCAAAGAACAGGCGTTGGTTACTGCTACTACTATGGTAGATAACCGCGCTTGGATTGGTTATGCTGTTAGTTCCTCCCAAGCCCTTGCTTGGCCCCGTAAGAATGCTTCTTATTACTCTACCCGCATGGGTCAGACTATTACAGTAGCAACTAACGTTGTGCCAGATGAGGTTAAAATTGCAGTCTATGAACAAGCTTTACACCTAACAAATAACGAAGACTTACTAACTGGTCAAACTACTAACTATGAAAGTATTTCGATTGGTTCGATTAGTATCTCTGACTCTAATGGCGATGTTACTAGAGTTTCCAAAACACCTTCCGAAGTTACCAGACCAATACGTGATTTAGTTAAACGTGGCGGTATGGGCGGTATGGGTTCAAGTTGGTGGAGGTCTAACTAATGTCTCTAAAAGCTAAAATCAAAGCAGCTGTGAAGAAAGCCTTTGCAGCTGCAGGTGACTTAGTGGTTAGCGGCACTTTATCTACAAAAACTGTTTCTGATTATAACTTTGCAACAGGTTCTGCGACCTCTGTAACAAGAAAAACTACAGTTAAGGTAATCTTTTTAACAAAGAATCGCTCAGGCGACTCTGCGTTTAAACAAGAAGCTATAATTGAATCAGGCGTAGACATTACCCTTTACGATACACTTACACTAGGCTCAGGCTCTAGTGCTACTGTTTATAACATAGAAAGCTTTGCTGATGATGGCTTTGCTATAACTATGCAACTAGTAAGGGAGAAGTAATGTTTAATAATGTATTAGACGATATTGAAGACCAGTTTGCTACGGCTTATTGGACCTCTCAAAATATCAAAATGTTTCCCGCTAACTACATGGGCACAGTTGGAACTCAAGAAGAGTATGGACGGGTTTCTGTCTTGCCTTCGACTTCTAGCTATTCTGCTCATGGTGTAATTAAAAAGCTTGAAGGACTTGTGGCTATTAAATTGTTTGTAAAAGCAGGTGAAGGTCAAAGAAGAATGATGGCAATAGCTGACATTCTAGACACTTTGCTAGAGCACAAATTACTTACTAATGGAACACAGCTTGGGACTTCTTATTTAAGCATAGAAGGATTGGATTCTTCTAACAGCTCGCTTTATAGCGCATCTTATTTCATACCATTTACCACATACGGAGAATAATTAAATGGCTCATATTTCTAATTTGGGTGCAGGGATTTTTACTTTCCTTGACATCTTCACTGGTACTATCACTACCAAAAGCACTGCCTCTGAGTGTGCAGCTTACTTTGTAGGCGGTACTCCTGGAACTGCTGATGCAACTCACAAGCGTTTGCCTTCTGTTCGGGAATTCCCTTCAGTTGGTACACCTGCAAACATCGTAAACGTTCCTGTTTTCGGTCAGTCAACCTCTTCTCAGGTTCAAGGTCAGGCCGATGCGCCTAGCCTCGAAGTTACTGTTAACTACGTTGCTTCCGAAATGGAACCTTTCCACGGTCTTATCGGTCAAGAATGTGTATTCCGCTTCATGATGGCTGCTTCTGCAGTTACTCAGAACGAAGGCGCAGCTGCAACAATTACACCACAGAACACAGAGTTCTACTTTGTTGGTAAAATTGAAGCTATCTTGGTTAACGCATCTTTGACAGATGCTACTACTGCTACTGTTACTTTGTCAACTCAGTCCGACTTCTTCGGCCCTGCGACTCTGTAATAAAACATTAAGGGAGGTCTCTTAGGAGGCTTCCCTGAACATCAAAGGTAATAGGTATTATGGATAAACCCTTTAGTAAGGCTTTCGTAATGCGTACTACATTTAGACACATGAGACGCAGTGTTGACATCAGTATTCGCAAATCATTCGAGCGGTTCCAAGACTTTGACCAGAACTCTAAAGTAGGTCAAGACATTATGGAGACCCTCTCAGTCTTACATACAGTACGTAAAATGCTTGATGATTTTCAAGCGCACAACTCAGAATTATTTTCAGATAAAGATAAGTTAGGATAAAAACAATGAAACATCTCGTTGGCAAAACAATGACACAAAAAGTCCCTTTTATGGGCGACGAAGTTGAAGTAAAGAAACTCACTGTAGGTGAAATTCTTGGATTGCAAAAGCTCATCAACGAATCTAATGAAGGTGAGCAAAATGAAGAAAAGCAAATGAAACTCCTTCGTGACATCCTGCGACTGGCTGTAGTCGGTGCAGACGAAATTACA